GTGTCAAATTTCCGCAGAGAATAGCGCTCTGCGCAGAGCTTTGCAAAATCCATTGGGATTCCTCCTCATTTGTTTGATCGTGCTGATTGTATCACAGTGCTTTTTTCTCCGCAATCCCCTTCTGTAAACTTTTACCCCCGGTTCCAAAGGCCGTTCTGCTTCAGCATGGCCTCACACTGCTCCCGGCGGCGGGTATCGTAAAATTCGATATACTTCAGGGCGTAAATATCCGTCACGATATACCGCTCCCGCCCCGGCTGGTAGATCGTGATGAAGTCATTGCCCACGTCATAGAGGATCCCCTCCCACGACACGGTGCCCTGTGTGCCCACCAAAAAGGTGGCCACCACATAGCTGCCTTCGTTCCGGGCCAGCATCCCCTTGATGGAGCCTTTATGAGCCTCCTCCACGCTGAGGGGGTTCTGGATCGTCTCTTCCGGCAGATCTGTCCGCATCCCCGGCAGATTGCCCATGGGCATCATCTGCCCGCCGGGCAGGGTGACGTATTCCGAACTCTCCGGTGACTGCCAGGAGTGCGCATCACCAACGTTCCTTGTCTCCGTTTGTCCACCGCCATTGATCTCCGCCTGCCAGTCGCTCCCGCCGGACGGGGCCGGCGCTGTCGGGTAAGTATTGAAACGCTGCATAGAAAACACCTCTCAAGTCTTGTAATAGGCATCTGTGGGGTTATAGAAGCAGTGATCCCCGATACGGGTCTGCCAGTAGCCCACCTCGGAGGGGAACCTGCTCCGGCACTGAGGGCCGAAGGGATTGTAAAACCACAGGGACTCCGCCACATCCGGGATGCGGTTGCCCACAATGGCCCAGTCGGCAATGTCGAAGTGGATCTGCTCCGGCCGCATATTATAAATGTTCTGGGGGTTGT